GCAGCTGAAAATAGTCTTTCCTTATTTCATTCCTAGCAGACCATAGAACCAATCTTCGTTTGCATCTCGAAGAATTGCAAGAGGAGCTTTACCGGAATCACGTTCTGCGAAGTAGCTTTCTACAGTGTGGTTAGCAATCAGTTCCTTGAGAAACTTCGATTTGGTGATCGGTCCACGGTGCTTAAAGCGAGCAACGAAGTTCTTCATATCGTGCGAACCGTAGAAGACGTATTCGCCTGAGGTGATGAAGTTAGATTTGATGAACTTGGTCATGGTATGTTCCTTTTGTTGATACATATAATATAAGGGCATTCATATGATTTGTAAACCCCCTATGTGCATTTTTTTCTGATTTTTTTTCATATAAATACACATAGTAACAATGAGGAGTTTAACAATGGCTGTAACGCCTGATATCACATACTCTAATTCTGGAAATCAGTTGACAGAAAATCTAAACTACTTACAGCCTTCGGGATTCAAGATTGTGGTTGATCATAAAAGGTTCCCTAACTTTTCTTTCTTCGCGCAGTCGATCGTGCACCCGAACTTAACTACAAATGCTGCTGAACTTCCTTTCAGAAGGTTTACGTCTGCTCCGCAGATTCCCGATACGTATTCGTATGGTGAGTTATCGATGAACATTATTCTCGATGAAGATCTAAAGGCTTACACTGATATACATAATTGGCTAAGGACGAATGTAGATAATAACGTGACTAGTCCTTCAGAAGATCCGAATCAAAGTTCATACGCCGACTTGATTGTCACTATACTTTCAAGTCATAATAATTTGAATAAACAGTTCAAATATCGAAATTGCTTCCCTACAGAGATCGGCTCTATTAATATGGAAGCGAATACGGTCTCTACTGAGCCTGTTACATGTCCAGTTAGTTTTAGGTATACATACTTTGACATTATTTAATATGAGGTAAAATTGTGATTGATCTACAGAATGTTTTAAGTGAATGGCAAAAAGACTGTCAGATTGATGAAATGAACCTAGATGAAGAATCTAGAAGATCCGCTAACCTACATGCAAAGTATATCCAGCTTCATGCTCTATCAAAGCTGCAATTAAAGAAATCTGAAATGGAGCAGAAAACCCTTTTGAAAGAAAAGTGGTTGTATTATGGTGGCAAGATGACTTCTGAACAAATTGAAGATAAAGGATGGGAGTATGACCCGTTCGACGGTTTAAAGGTACTTAAGACAGATATGGATAAGTACTATGATGCTGATCCTGATATTCAGAAATCAGAAGAAAAAATCGAATATTGGAAGACCACTACAGAAACTTTAAAGGAAATATTAGATAGTGTAAAATGGAGGCATCAAACGATCAAGAACATGATCGAGTGGAGAAAATTCCAAGCAGGAACATAATGGAAAAAATAGTCGTACAGAAAAACAATCACGTATTCTTAGAATTAAGTTGCAATAGTGGTATAGCTATGGAGCTAAACGAGTTCTTTTCGTTTTTCGTTCCAGGTTATAAGTTTATGCCAGCTTTTAAGAATAAGGTATGGGATGGCAAAGTACGACTATTCAATCGAAACACATACCAGTTACCTGTCGGATTATATGAGTATTTAAAAAGCTTTGCAAAGGCTCGAGGATATGAAGTTGATCCGATTGAGGGTAATGCCGGTATGCCCGATGACCGAAATTCTGTCCGTACAGAGCACCTAGAGAAGTATATAGAACAACTAGAACTTACCTCTAAGGGTAAACCCATAAATATTCGTGACTATCAATACACAGCGGTTTTTAGGGGCCTTACGAGCAAAAGAGCGATCCTATTATCACCCACCGGATCGGGTAAATCATTAATCATTTACTCGTTAATGCGCTATTATATGGATAATATTAAGGATGATAAAGTTCTTATTATTGTACCTACTACCTCACTCGTAGAACAAATGTATGGTGACTTTAAAGATTACGGATATGATGTAGATAAGAATGTCCATAAGATCTATTCAGGTAAAGACAAAGATACGAATAAAAAAGTTATAGTTTCGACTTGGCAGTCTATCTATAAGCTTCCGGGAAAATGGTTCGAACAATTCGGCTGTGTGATCGGTGATGAATGTCACGGATTTAAATCTAAGTCTCTTACATCGATTATGAACAAATGTAGAAATGCTGAATACAGATATGGTACCACAGGAACACTCGACGGAACACAAACACATAAGTTAGTGCTCGAGGGATTATTCGGTCCAGTCTTTCATGTGACAACAACGAATAGACTTCAGAAAGAAAATACACTAGCAGATCTTGATATCTTTATGCTCACATTGACACATCCTGATAATGTAATAAATAATTGGGGTAAAAAAACGTATCAAGAAGAAATAGATTATATTGTAAAAAACGAGGCAAGGAATAAATTTATACGTAATCTTGCTTTAGGTTTAGAAGGTAATACACTTGTACTATTTCAATTCGTAGAAAAACATGGAGAGCCTCTTTTCAATCTAATTCGCGATGGGGCGGAAGAGAATAGAAAAGTATATTTCGTATCAGGTAACGTTGACACGTCCGATCGAGAAGCTATCCGGGGAATCGTGGAGAAACAAAAAAATGCGATCATCGTGGCCTCGTTGGGGACTTTTAGCACTGGTATTAATATTAGGAATCTCCATAATATTATTTTCGCTTCACCAAGTAAATCACAAATCAGAGTACTACAATCAATTGGTAGAGGACTCCGTAATTCTGACGACGGTAGAAAGACCAGATTATACGATATTGTCGATATTACCACAAAGCCCCGAAGTAGTCGTCTCAACTTTGCCGCCTTACACGGATCAGAAAGATTGAAGATGTATGAGAATCAACAGTTTAATTATAATATATATAAAATCGATCTCAAGGAATAATAATGGATATCAAACAGCTAAAATTAAGTTCGGGTGAAGAGATCCTAGCTTCAATAATAGACTGGGATCAAGAAGAAATTGTGTGTCGAAATGCTCTTAAGCTACTAACTATACCAGATCCAAATACGGGAAATATATACCATACACTTCGACCCTGGATGTTATTCCAATGTTCTGATGAAAACATTATTACGATTAATCCATCCCATCTTATAGGTATAGCTAATCCAGAAGAAAAAATAGTCAATCAATATCTTGATACAGTGAACTATCTTATTGAAAAGGGAATCGAGGAAGAAGATCCTTTTGAGCAAGAAAAAGAGGATGACCTATCGATCGATGACTATCTTGAAATGATGGCACCTGATCGCAAGTTCCATTAGTAGTATTCTATCCTGCCCAAAAAGGTCTTTAATATTATACCAGGAAAAAATATTTTGTAAACCCCCTTTTTTTATTTTTTTAGGGGTTTTATTTCTTTTACCTTTGTGGTATAATAAATTTAATTATGAAAGGAGTATGACCATATGGCAAAGAGAAAAAGTGTGCACTATGTAAATAATGCTGACTTTTCTGCTGCTGTAGTTGAATATGTAAAAATAGTTCAAGAAGCAAAATCAAACCAAAAAGAGATTCCTCAAGTACCGGAGTACATCGCTCGGTGCTTTCTTCGTATTGCAGAGGGACTTTCACATAAATCTAACTTTATTCGGTACACCTATCGTGAAGAAATGGTTATGGATGCGGTAGAGAATTGTTTGAAGGCGATCGAGAACTATAATATAGAGGCAGCTACTAGAACAGGTAAACCAAATGCTTTTGCATATTTTACACAGATCAGTTGGTACGCATTCTTGAGACGTATCGAGAAAGAGAAAAAACAGCAAGACATTAAATTAAAATATATTGCAGAATCTGGTATCGAAAACTTTATTGATAATGAGGATATGAGTGATCCTACAATTAACGGATTCATTGACCATTTGAGAGATCGTATTGATAAAGTAAAAGATTATGATATTAAAATTAAACAATTTAAAAAGAAGACCCGCACTAAAAGAACAGTGAAAGTCGATTCCGATCTTTCGGAGTTTCTGTAAATAATTTGGATTTTATAAAATGAAAATTGCTATTATAAATGACACACATTGTGGTATTCGTAACTCTTCTGATATATTTTCTGATAACGCTAACACTTTTTACAATGAGGTATTTTTTCCTTACCTCAAAGAAAATAACATAAAAAGAATTGTTCATCTTGGTGACATTTTCGATAATCGCAAGTTTATCAATTTCAAGTCGTTACATAGCTACCGAAAAAACTTTCTTGCCAGATTGCGAGAAAAGGGAATGCATATGGACGCAATACCCGGTAACCACGACACGTACTATAAGAACACCAATGAACTGAATTCCCTGAAAGAGTTACTTGGTCACTATATGAATGAAGTCACTATTCATATGGATCCAACTGTGATGGATTATGACGGCTTTAAGCTTGCGCTTCTTCCTTGGGTCTGTTCAGACAATCTATCCCGATCATTAGAATTTATAAAATCCTGTAAAGCAGATTGGTTAGCGGGCCATCTTGAATTAAACGGCTTCGATGTGATGAAGGGCGTTCAACATCAAGGAGGAATGAGTCCGTCTTTATTCGGTCGATTTGAACAGGTTCTTTCCGGACACTTCCATACGAAATCAGAAAAGGATAATATAAGGTACCTTGGAACACAACTCGAATTCTTCTGGAGTGACGCACATGATCCTAAGCACTTTCATATTCTGGATACTGAAACCAGAGAACTTACTCCAGTGCTTAATCCTCACACTCTTTTCCATCGTGTATATTACGACGATACTAACAGTAATTACATGGATTTTGACTGGTCATCTGTGGATCATAAGTTTGTAAAAATTGTAGTAATTAACAAAACTGACCTATTTACATTTGACCAATTTGTTGATAAAATACAATCACGTCCTATTCATGAACTTAAGATCGCCGAGAACTTTAATGAGTTTATCGGGGATAATGTAGAGGATGATGGTATTCAGATCGAAGAAACGGAGAATCTTCTGGACTCCTATGTAGATGGTGTGGATACGGATCTAGATAAAGGTCGTATAAAATTGAGTATGAGAACGTTGTTAACAGAAGCACAGGCTCTTGAAATTGCATGATTACTTTTAGAACCCTTAGATGGCGTAACTTTTTATCGACTGGTAATAATTGGACTGAAGTCGATCTAAAGTCAACGAAATCAACCCTTATAATTGGACATAATGGAGCGGGTAAGTCAACAATGCTTGACGCTCTTTCATTTGCTCTATTCGGTAAGCCCCACCGCAATATTAATAAGCCTCAACTAGTAAACACTATTAACAATAAAGATTGTAGCGTAGAGGTAAGCTTTACTGTGGGAAAGACTGAGTTTAAGATTGTTCGTGGTCTTAAACCTCAAAAGTTTGAAATCTGGAAAAACGATAAGCTTATTAATCAAGATTCTCATTCAAGAGAGTATCAAAAAGTTCTAGAACAGAACATCCTGAAAATGACACATAAGTCTTTTCACCAGATCGTAGTTCTTGGTAGTTCGTCTTTTATTCCCTTTATGCAGCTCTCTGCAAAACATCGTAGAGACGTAATTGAGGATCTTTTAGATATCAATGTATTTTCTAAAATGAATATTCTCATTAAAGAGAAACAATCGACTCTGAAAGAAAAACTAAAAGATATAACTTATCAATTAGACCTAAATCAAAATCGTATTGATACACAGAACAAATATATTCGCGATATTAATGCGATGAATGAGGAAGAGATCAACGAAAAAAGATCCCAGATCCGATCAGTAGAAGAAGAGATTCGATCTCTCCAAGAATGGAATTCTAAGGCAAGTGGCTCAATCGAAAGTAAGACTGTAGAGGTTTCTACCAGACTAAAAGAGGCGAATGATCAAAAGCAAGCAATCTTAAACTATCGTTCTAATTTCAATATGAAGATGCAGAATCTTGTTAAAGATGCTAAGTTCTATGAAAACAATACATCGTGTCCCACGTGTACGCAGGAAATCAGTCCCTCTCTTGTAGAAAGTAAACTTACTGAAGCGAAGACCAGCGCAGCAGAGCTTCAATCGGCATTGAAAAGAGCAGATGATGAAGCAAAAAAGATATCTGAAACGATAGACAAGTTTAACGCACAGTCTGAAGAAATCCGATCAATACAGTCTAAGATCAACGGAAATAACCAGGAGATCAATAGACTTCAAAAGACGATTAACGGTCTTAATCAAGATATCGAACGTCTTGCTGCTCGTGAAGGAGATCTAAGTTCAGCTAAATCTGAGTTAGAAGGGATGATCACCGAACGTAGTAATCTAAGAGAAGAGAGGTTTGAGCTCAATGAAAGCTATAGCTATAATTCTGTGATTGCTGAGATGCTAAAAGATACTGGCATTAAGACGAAAGTGATTAAGCAGTATCTTCCTGTTATCAATAAACTGGTGAATCAGTATCTTCAAGTCCTAGACTTCTTTGTGCATTTCAATCTCGATGAAGAGTTCAAGGAAACCATTCGTTCCAGACACCGTGATAGCTTTACGTATGATTCGTTTTCCGAAGGTGAAAAGCAAAGGATCGACCTTGCACTTCTATTCACATGGCGTATGATTGCTAAAATGAAAAATAGTATTTCGACCAATCTGTTGATCCTGGATGAAACGTTTGACTCCTCCCTTGATCATGAAGGTGTTGATAATCTTATGAAAATCTTGTACACACTGGACGATGAAACGAATACCTTTGTCATTAGTCACAAGGGAGAGATACTTGATGGCAAGTTCGCGCGTAAGATCGAGTTTGTTAAGCATAAAAATTTCTCAAAAATTGCAGCTTAAGGGTTTACACCTCGCTTTGACATTGGTATAATATGATATACATTACACGGAGTTTATAATGCAGCTAAATGATTCGACTATCCAAGTGCTCAAGAACTTTGCACAAATCAATCCAAACATCGTGATCGATAAAGGTAAAACTATTAAGACTATTGCAGAGGCAAAGAATGTGTATGCTTGTGCAACTATTTCCGATGAGTTTCAATCTCGTTTCGGCATCTATGACCTTAACGAGTTTCTTGGTGTATTGAACCTTGTTGATCAGCCAAAGTTTGTACCTGATGTTGGACATGCTATCATTAGTGATGGTAGCGGGCGTTCTAAGATCAAGTACTACTTCACCGACCCTGAAATGCTGACAACAGCTACTCGTGAACCTAAAATGCCTCCTGCAGATATTTCATTCCGTCTGGATGCAGAAACCCTTTCTCGGGTTAAATCTGCTGCCGGCGCTCTAGGTCATAATGAGATCGCTATTTCCCCGAATGATGGTGTGTTATCGATCACAGTTTTTGACAGTGAAAATTCTACATCGAACACGTTTTCGATTGACATTCCGGGTAAATACCCATCAGATGCAAACTTTAATCTGATCTATAACATTAATAACTTGAAAAAAATTATCCCTACAACTTACAATGTAGATATTTCTTCCAAGCTTATTAGTCACTTCCAATCTGAGGACGAAGGTCTTTCAGTACAATATTACATTGCCCTTGAGAAAAACAGTAAATATGGAGAATAAAATGACTGAACTCGCAAACATCTCGAACCAGGTTGCTCGTAGTACAATCGCAGTAATTGATACAATCGTTCAGCGCGGTGCATTCAAAGGTGAAGAGCTTAGCACAATTGGACGTCTACGGGATCAAGCTACCCAGCTGGTTCAATTGGCTGAACATACTATGAGTGAAGAATCTAGTGATGAAGAATAACGTCTTTTCATTGAGACGTTAAACTGGGTTAACGCCCAACATAAGATACATTATGAATAAGGTGAATATATGTCAAATGACTTCCTCTGGGTAGAAAAATATCGACCGCAAAATATCAAGGATACTATTCTTCCACCCAGTCTAAAGAAAACCTTCGGGGAGCTGGCTGAGACTGGTCAGCTCCCTAATATGCTTTTCACTGGCACCGCTGGTCTTGGTAAGACTACAGTTGCAAAAGCACTATGTAAAGAACTAAATCTTGATTACATTTATGTAAATGGATCCGAAGAGGGTAACATTGAAACCCTTCGTGGTAAGATCCGTCAGTTTGCTTCTACCGTGTCACTCCAAGGTGGATATAAGGTTGTTATTCTAGACGAAGCTGATTACCTTAACCCGCAATCTACACAACCAGCTCTTCGCGGCTTTATCGAAGAGTTTTCTAATAACTGTAGGTTTATTCTCACTGCTAACTTTAAAAATCGCATCATTGAGCCTTTGCACTCGAGGTGCTCAGTATATGAATTCAATACCACCCGTAAGGAGATGGCAGATCTTGCTGCTGTATTCTTTGAGCGTATGAAGTTCATCTTAGAGTCTGAAAATGTTGATTATGATACGAAGGCAGTTGCCGAACTAATTATTAAGCACGCTCCTGATTGGCGTAGAGTTATTAATGAGTGTCAGCGTTATAGCATTTCAGGTAAGATCGACTCTGGTGTAGTTGATAATGTAAGTGATCATTCGTACGAATCCTTGTTTACCTACTTGAAAGAGAAAGATTTTAAAAAGATGCGTAAGTGGGTAGTAGATAATATAGATACTGACGCAGCAGCGATCTTCAGATCAATTTACGATCGAATGAATGATCGTGTCAAACCCCAATCAATTCCTGCACTTGTCCTTGTACTTGCAGATTACCAATATAAAAATGCCTTTGTAGCAGACCACGAACTGAATGTTGTTGCGTGTCTTACAGAGGTTATGTCTAACGTGGAGTTTA